TTATGGTGCATTACACCAAAACAGAATTTCTGAAATGAAAATTAGCTTAGAGAGATTAGAAGATGCTCAAAAAGAATTACAAACAACTAACGTTTAATAAAAACAAAAAAAATGGAAAATACAAATATATCAGTTATTCTACCAGTTCACGAATTGAACGAAGAAACAAAAAAATTATTCTCTAACGCTGTTCAAAGCGTTATCGACCAAACCGTAAAAGCAAGTGAATTAATCATTGTTGTACCTAAAGGTAGCAGTGTTGCTAAAGAAGTTAAAGCGTTAGACTTTGGTGATTACAATGTTGTAATTGCTGAAAATGATGGTGATACAGATTTCGCATCACAAGTTAATTATGGTGTTAGCGTGTCTAAATCGGAATGGTTCAGTATTTTAGAACTTGATGATGAATACGCTAAAATCTGGTTTAAAAATGTTGTTGAGTATAGAGAAGCTCATTCTAATGTAGATATCTTTATGCCAATCATCGTAGACGTTGACAACGCTGGCCAGTTTATTGGTTTTACCAATGAAGCTGTTTGGGCTCAAAGTTTTTCAGATGAGTTGGGTATCTTAGACAACAACGCATTATTAGCTTACCAAAACTTTAATATCGATGGTATGGTTATCAGAAAATCTACATATGACGAATTTGGTGGTTTCAAACCAAGCATCAAATTAACATTTATTTATGAATTCTTATTGAGAATGACATTCAAAGACGCTAAAGTAATGGTTATCCCTAGATTTGGTTACAAACACGTAAACCAAAGACCAGGTTCACTATTCGCTTCTTACAAAGAAACACTTGACCCAGCTGAGGCTAGATGGTGGTTAGCAACTGCTAAGAAAGAGTATTATTTTCCGAAAGACAGAAAAATAACATACGAAGTACAAAATGGGTAAATGGTTACTAAACGAGGACGCAAAAGAAAAAACGACATGTATTTTGGTCCAGAAGAAGAAGAAGCCGTAATCAAATTTTTAGAATCAACAGACGAAACAGAAAGGAATCTTATTTTTAACGAGTGGTTGAAAGCACCACTCGATAAAATGATAGAATCGATTATTAGAAGGTATAAGTTATATAGAAAAGGTGAGACATTTGAAGAGTTACATGGTGACACCGTTTCCTTCCTTATGACAAAAGTACATAAATTCGAAAGTGGAAGGGGTAAAAAAGCTTATTCTTATTTTGGAACAATAGCCAAGAATTATATACTAGGGTTATTGATAAAAGATGAAAAGTACATGAAGCAGACATCTTCATATGAGGATGTATCTGATAACATAGAAGAACGTGAGGATTTAACTTATGTTATTGACAGTGATAATTTTTCTATGGATGAATTCATAAAGAAATTGTCAAACGGGATTAGAGAGGAACTAAACGATGAAGAACAACCACCCAAGAAAAAACTTAACGATAACGAAAGAAAAGTTGGGTACGCTTTAATTGAAATTTTAGAGAATTGGGAAACAGCCTTTGAATCTATGAGTGGTGGTTCTAAATACAATAAGAATTCCGTATTAGAAACCATGAGAAACTATACCAATCTGTCAACGAAAGACATTAGGTTAGCAATGAAGAGATATAAAGAACTTTATGAACTTCTAAAACATCATGGTTTATAGAAAAATTGCAATAAAACCTTTATATTAGGTATTTATAGTAAAACTAGAAATCATGCCAAGAAAAAAGAAACAAGACGTAAAAGTAAACGATACGGAATCATTAGAAGGTCTTATGCAAGAAACTTATAATGACGCATGTTTACAAATAAATGATGCCCAAAAGACCATCAATGAGTTAGCTTCAAGCGCAACACCAGCAGATGTTGATGATTTAACTAAAATTGCCAAAGAAAAAGGTGGTCTTTTAAAGATAAAAGATTCTGCAATCAGAATCAAACTAGAGTTGGCTAAACTACAAAGCGATATCATTAAAAACCGTGGTGACGTTGAATCAACAATCAACGAAAGAAGTCATGGTACAGCATCTTTAAGTGATTTTAAATCTATTAGAGAAATGCTAAAAAATGATAATAATGACGTAAATAATGAACTTGAATAATTATGTCAGTAGTCGACAAAAAGAAAAAAGTTTTTGGTAACATCGCAGCTGCTAGAACTTTAACTGAAAGCATGCCTAAGTTAAAGTTGAATTCGTCATTCCCATCAGTTAACAACAAAGGGGATACGATAACTTTTTTAACAGATTTAATCAAATCCCTTATTGGTTATATTGCTTTGGTTAACGCTATTGTCGACATATTAACGCATTCCCTAGAAAAGATTGAAAGAGACATCAAGAAAGCTCTTAAAACAGAATTAAAATCAATTGTTAGTTGTGGTGTTGACCCAAGTTTACCAGCGTTTATAAAATCGACTGGTAACGGTATTGTTATAGAAGTTAAAAAAATAGATTTCCTAGATTTATTTAAAGTAGATGCAACAACAAAAGTAGGTGAACTATTATACAATGATGTTACATCACCACTTACAAACTCAACAGACTTTAACACATTTTTATACGGTGTTATACAAAATGACGGGACAACTTATACATGGAATGATAAAAGTGGTAACGGATTATTCGATGTTACTTTCAACTCTGTAGGTACTGGTGGTAACCCAAACAACACGCTTACTATAAAAGCAAACTCATCATACGATACAAAAACCTTAAACGATTTAAACAATAATTTTATTGATTCATTAACGTTATTCAACACTGAAAATATTGTTAATAAAATTATTGATATAATATTCGGCTCAATATCTGTAAGTATTTCTAAAACTAGAAAACAACTAGAAACTGAAGAAAAAATAAACGCTGTTGTTGACAAGATGGTCAATGACGACATGAACGCCAAAGAGAGTGAGGCTGAAAACTATTTTACTTTTAGCAACGATGAAATATCGATAATTGAAAGACGTTCTGGTGAAAGACAAAGAGGCGTTATCAAAGTAAAAACATCAACCACTGTTGATGGTTCTGTACCAGTAACAACACTTACAGCATTTACAAATCAAATATCATCAGCAACAACAACACAAGATAAGAAAAAAGCACTATCTGAAAATTTAGACAAGATGGCTAACGATAGTGCTAACAAAGTTAATAATGGTTCTGATAAAGTTTCCGTAAAATTGAATTTTATTCAATTAATGATTACAAACTTAATAAAGGCTATTATTGGTATAATTTTATCACCAAAAATCGTTATAATTTTCTTGATAAACTACAAAATAGTCTATGGACCAACAGCCACGTTCAGCGACCCGATTGATTTTATTAAAAAGAATAAAAAGTTATTCAAACAAATCATGAAGAGAATTGCTGGTATGGTTATTAGAATTTTATTAGCTATTGCAATGCAAAAAATAGCAAAACTAGTAAGTGACGCTGCATTAAAAAAACAAATAGATAAAAATAAAAATAAAGTCGCACAATTATTAAGTCTTGCTGGTGTTCCACAAGCAGCGATTAGAGCAATTAAAGGATTAGCATAATGTTTGAGATAAGTAATATTAGTGGTGTTTTAAACATAATTTTAACAGCGTTCTCTATTCCAGATGAACCAGTTACTGCATTACCACCACCCTTGATAATGATTGGGTCTCAATTAAGACCAGGCTTATCAGCACAAGCTATTGCTGCCAGAATTATTTCTAGACAATCTGAATCTGGCAGACAAGTTGGTGACGTTTTTGCAGACGGACCCAACAATGAAGAAACAATGGAACTTATTAGAATTGAAGAAATAATAAATGCTTTACTGACCGAATCGGTTGTTAATGTTGTGATACCGCCTGGTGTTTCTGTTACTAGCGTTGGTGTTGGTAACTTAGGTGCACCAGTTGTAACACAAGGTTACACAACAACTATGGGTATCGGTAATGGTATAATTAGATAAAAGTTTTTTAAAATGAGTGAAGAAATTAAAAAAGAAGATTTAGAATCAAAATCAAATAATGAAATTTTATTTGAGATTAAACAAATGGAAGCCGACCACGAGGCTATAAAACTAAGAATGGTGAAAGACTATGACAAACTAGTTGAAATTGAAAAACGTTTTGACCAAGCAAATAAATTATTAGTAAAAAGATTAAAAGGAGAATAAATGGGTAGCAACGGTTCAAATAGAGTCATTAGACCTCACAGTATTTACGAGCAAGACAATTTCAGATATCTGAAATATGGTCAAGTAGAATCTATACAAGATGAAAATGGTATGGGTCGTATAAAAGTACGTGTCAAAGGTGCGCAAACTGTTGGTGGAGATGACGGTCTAACAACCGAAGAGCTACCATACGCATTCCCATTGTTACCAAAACACTTATCGGCAATACCAAAAGTAGGTGAGATTGTTTGGATTTTTGTTTTATCTAAAACAAAACAAAATGTAGATAGAATTTATATTGGGCCAATCATATCACAATTAGATAAACTTAATTTAGATTCTGGTTATCCTAATGCGCTACGTCCATTTAGTTTTGCACAGTTAGGTGCTGCTAAACCAGTAACCAGTAATAAAACAAACGACACGATAATTCCAGAATTAGTTGGTGTGTTTCCTAACCCAGAAGATATTTCAATACAAGGTAGGTTTAATACTGATATAACGCAAAAAAACAACGAAATAGTAATTAGGGCTGGTAAGTTTGAAACCGCAAATACAAATGAATTTAAAATAGCTTTTAATGCAAAAACACAAGCTTTCATTCAAATAAAAAATGAGGTTACAATATCTAAACCTACTGATGAAACAGTCACAAAAGGTACTGTTACAAATATTGTCGCAAATAAGATAAACCTATTAACACACAAAGACGGTGCACCTAGATTTAATTTGACCAATCAACAAAATTTGATTAGTGACGAAGAGCTGGTAAACATTTTAGAACAAGCACATCAGATTCCTTTTGGTGATGTTTTGTTGGAATATTTACGATTATTAAAAAACGCTATCTTCTCACACGTACACAACGGAAACGGTAATCCAGCTACTGATTTGACAGCTTCTGGAAACGTACAAGCCATCGCTGCTTTAAAATCAAAAGCAGAAGATTTAGAAAATAGAATGTTATCCAAAAACATTCGTATTAATTAATCTTTTTAGATATTTATAATAAAAAGAAACGATGGTAATACGCACATATTTTGATAAAAACAATACTATAGTAAGTAACTCTAATGTGAATACTGGGCTAAACCCTATCACAGAATTATTTTATGGTGGTAGTTTAGCACAACAAAAATATAGTAGATTCTTATTTCATTTTGATGAAACTAGAATAAAATCACTATACACTGGTGGTACATTCACTGATTTATCTAAACTTAAACACACACTTAGATTAACAAATACTGGTGCTTTCGATAAGGAACTATTAAATACAAATATGGGCTCTAAAGAAAGAACTGCATCTTTTGATTTAATCCTATTTAGAATAGACCAACCATGGGATAATGGTGTTGGTTATGATTACGAAATACCTATTCTAACCTATGGTGATGCAGCGTATTACGTTGGAGCTTCAAACTGGACTAGCGCACAAACTGGTATTTACTGGAACAATGGTTCTGGTGTTTATTCTGGTTCACCAAGTGCCATTACAATTACATATCAACATTTTGATAAAGGTAATGAAAACATAGAAATGGACATTACTGATTACGTTAATGGTATTTTAACTGGTAACCCAAACAATGGTTTAGGTTTAGCATTTGATAGAACCTATGAACAATTAAGTACAACTGTTCCGCAATACGTTGGTTTCTTTACAAACAATACACAAACATTTTACGAACCATATGTTGAAACGGTTTATGAAAACCATATCAAAGACGATAGAAATAACTTTTATTTAGACAAACAAAATAAACTTTATTTATATGTGAACGTTGGTGGAAACCCAACAAATTTAGATTCAATACCTACTGTGACAGTATATGATGAAACTGGAAACATATTCGCTTTCTATTCTCAAATGATGGTTAACCATGTAACAAAAGGCGTTTACTCAATCGATATCTTGGTACCTTCAAACGGTTCAAATGATTGCGTTATGTATAATGATGTTTGGGGTGGCATATCAATAAACGGTGTATCTAGACCAGACATTTCATTAGATTTTGCAATGAAAGATTCAAACGAATATTACAACATAGGCTCATCTGATAATTTACCTAAAAGAACCGCTGTTTCAATTTCTGGTATTCAAAACAATGAAAAGATAAAACGTGGTGATGTTAGAAAAGTTATTGTGTCAGCTAGAATACCATATACTGTCGAACAAACACAACTTATTGATGATATTAAATACAGATTATATGTTACTGAAGGTAAACCAGAATTAACCGTAATCGATTTCCAACCAGTTGAAATGGCCAACAACAATTTCTATTTCCTATTGGATACTGCTAGTTTGATACCAAACACTTATTATTTAGATGTTTTGGTAACCTCTAATTTAGAAGTCACAACATTAAAAGGTGTGTTACAATTTGATATTGTGAATCAAGTAGATTTAAGAAGAGGACAATAATATGAAAACATTTATTAGACAAAGACTTAGAGAACAAATCATTGATGGTCAAGAAATGAACCAAGCAATGGAAGCTATGTGTAATAAACTAAGTGTTAATTCATATGAAGAAGTTTTGCGTTATGTTGAAGAATCCCTTAAAGGTGTTAATGATAAAAAAAGGTATGAAATTATGCAAAAAATTCATGCACCGTTAGAGAATCTAAAGCATGAGCAAAATAAAATAAAAGATGAGGTTTCAACAAAACACATGTCTGGTGGTTCAATACCAGACCAAGCGAATACATATTGGCATCAAATCCAATCAACTATTTGCGAATTAGGTTCAAATTTTCAATAAAAAGACTTGACAAATAATTAGTTTGTCATATATTTATAAATGTGTTAACTCACGTATTGGTCCCGACCATAAATGGTTTAGAGTTGTCAAGGCAACAAAGGTATCAGTACAATAATAACAAAAATTAAAAGTTAATTAAAATGTACAAAAAAACTTACGAGGCACCATCTGTGCCTACAGCAAATATTGCTGTGAACAAATCAAGACTTAAAGTCTACAACAATACGGGCGATTTGCCAACGTATTATCTACAAAAGGGGCAAGAGTTCCAAATCGAATTATTTAACCCAACAAGGGATGTAATTTTAGCTAAAATCATACTTAACGGTAATCCTATTTCACAAGGTGGTCTGGTATTGAATCCTGGTCAGAGAGTATTCTTGGATAGATACTTGGATGTTGCTAAAAAATTCTTATTCGACACATACGAAGTATCTGGTTCAGAAGAAGTTAGAAAAGCTATTGAAAAGAATGGTGATTTCAAAGTAGAATTCTACAAAGAAAGAGTTATAAATTATTATGACGACAATATCGTTTTCGGTAGTTATAATTCTAATTCTGGAAACCCTAGATGTTGCACAACCAACACTTTTTTAACAAATGGTAACGGTGTCACATTTACCAATACATCTTCTAATATAGGTACAACAGCTTTGTATAGCTCGTCTGTGAATCAAAATATTAGCGGAAACATACCAACACTAGATTTTTTATCTATGGACACACCAGAACCAGCTAATATGAGTAAAACACTAAAAAGTCGTTCTAAGAGTATAGAAACTGGTAGAGTTGAACAAGGTTCAGTTTCTGACCAAAAAGTGGTTACGGTTGATAAAAAGTTTGAATACTGGGCTTTCCACACTATTGAATACAAAATGTTACCAGTATCACAAAAAATAAACACAGCTGAAGATATCAATGTAAAAAGATATTGCACAAACTGTGGTGCCAAGTTAGGTAAAGGACATAAATTCTGTTCAAGCTGTGGCACAAAAGCCTAAATAAATTAAAAGAGTTAACACAAATAAAAGGGGTGAAAAGTTCACCCCTTTTGTTTTTTTATAGTATATTTGCAATATGAATATAATATCAGAATATAAATACGGTAAAGTAATCTATAACTCAAATGATTATTACATGGGTACATGCATATCAGAATACGGTGAGTATTGTGATAGCGAAATAGCCATATTATCAAGACTAATCAATAAAGACGATGTTGTTTTAGACATAGGTTCAAACATAGGGTTAATGACAATACCATTTAGTAAAATGGTTGGAAAAAATGGTAAAATAATAGCATATGAACCACAACCCAATATTTTTAAAGTTTTGTGTGGAAATGTTGCTATAAATAATTTAGACAATGTTGAGGTTTTTAACTTATGTGTTGGCGATTCAAATGAGTCATTATATCTACCAAATATAGACTATAAACAACAAAGTAACTTTGGTGGTATTAGTTTAGTTAAAAATGGTGACATAACTGTTAAACAAATTAGATTGGATGATATTAATTTTGATAGGTTAAATTTAATTAAAATTGATGTAGAAGGAATGGAAATAAACGTATTAAAAGGTGGTAAAAACACTTTAACTAATAAAAGACCAATATTATACGTTGAAAATGACAGAAAAAATAATTCAGAACTACTTTTAAACGAACTTTTCTCCAACAATTATGATTGTTATTGGCATATAAGCCATCTATTTAGGTTAAATAACCATAAAAATAACATTATTAATGTTTTTGATAAAAATTATATTTGTATAAATGTGTTAGCATTACCCAGAGAAAAAAACATAAACGTTGAAAACTTTTATTTGAAAAAAATAACATCACCAAAAGATTGGTATGAATAAACTTGCATCTTCGGTTTTTTTTATGTACATTTGTTAAAATTTTAAACTATGGAAACACCAACATTTTTAACTATGGAAACACCAACATTTTTTATTAGAGACAATGCATTTGTCGTTGAAGTACTTAGATTAGCCAAAGAACATGGAAACGATATGACGTTAGGTAGCGAAATTAGAAAATTAATTTTAGCTAGAAAAGAGGAATTGGAAAGGAATTGGAAAGAAGCTTTAAAACAATCAGAAGCTTTAAAACAATCAAGTGAGAAAAAAGATTAATGTCTGCGTATAAATTAACATCAGAAATTGTACCAAGTAGTTGTTGGTACAATAATGTTAGAAGCAACGTATCAACAAAAGAATGGGATTATTTAAGAAAAAAATCCTATGAAGCTGCTAACCATAAATGTGAAATTTGTGGCGATACTGGAAAGAACCAAGGGGTTAACCACAATGTTGAATGTCATGAAATATGGGAATATGACGATGAAAAACACGTTCAAACACTTGTTGGGTTAATTTCTTTATGTCCATATTGTCATAAGGTAAAACATCCTGGACTTGCGCAATTAAAGGGTGAATCGGAAATTGTTATAAACCAATTAATGAAGGTTAATGAAATAACTGAAAAAGAAGCCAAAGAATATTTGGGTGGTGCTTTTGAAGTTTATTTTAAAAGGTCTGAACATAAATGGGTATTAGACATTTCGTATTTAGATGGTATCTTAAAAGAATACAACGAAAAACCATGGTACGATAAACTATAAAACAAAAAAGGCTAATCTTTCGACTAGCCTTTTAAGTTTATATAAGATTATTGATTATCTTAATTCGTTGATGTTAAATGTAGGTACACCATCAACTCTTACGTGACCGTAGAATCTGTTGTTTACCACTTTTTTAGCATAACGTGTCATGATACCTTTAACTGGAGCAAAGTTAAATGGATTGTACATTGTTGGAGTTAATTGCAACGGCACGTATGGTGCGTAGATATAACCAGTGTCTAACAATGATTTTCCTTTGTGACCTAGGATTACAGAGTAAGCTGGTGCATAAGGGTCACGGTACACTTGGTAACGTCCGCTTAATGAACCGATTCTCTCGATACCCATGTTGTATTGGTCTTGCTCTGGGTTAGCATCAGATACGTGGAAATATTCTAAATCGTCAAAGATTGCAGAGATTTCAGAAGAAACCACGATGAAGTTAGCACCACCTCTAAGAGTAGATTTGTGGATTTGAGCAGAGATTTGGTTTAATCTAGTGATTAAAGTTTGGTTCCACTCTTTTTGTGTGTAAGGACTAGCAGATGTAGAAGCTTTTCTCCATCCGTTGTAATCCCAACGTAATTGCCATGCAGCAGCTTTACGTAAATCTCTAAGGATTTCACGGTCAATTTCAGCAGCAACTTGCTCAGAAAGCATTGCAGTCAATTCAGCCTCAGCATCGATGTTGTGGAATGCACTAACGTCTTGCGCTAATTCTGGAGACCATGTAGCTCTTAATTTTCTTTCTTCAACAGAAACAACAACTTCGTCTAATCTGAATGATACTTCACCCATTTCAGTTTCCAATTCTAATGAAGCGTATTCAGCCCATGCAGAAGTGAAAGTGAAAGCAGATACAGTAGATGCAGAAGCACCAACATATCCGTCATAAGTAGCTGTACCAACAGCAGCAGCACCAGCAGCAGATGTTCCAACTGGGTGACGTAAATCTAACTCTACGTAACAAGTACCAGTACCATCAGTCAATGAATTTGAACCAGATACGATACCTTTACCATATTGTTGAGTAACTAAACGGAAAGGAACTTCTTTACCAGCAGCGATGATTGTGTTACCGTCTCTATCTAAGATAGCGTTAGTAGTTACAACGTGCAATGAAGCTAAGAAAGATTCAGTATCCATGTTGTTACCGTTAGCACCAGTCATAACTTCTCTACCGTTAGATGCAACACCTACGTTTCCAGAGAAACCAGAAATACCTACGATGATACCTCTTAATGAACCATCAGTTGCAGTTGGCAATGTAGCAGCTGGAGCAGCAGCAGAATAAGTACCATCTGTACCTAAAGTGTAAACTACGTTACCACCAACTTGGATAGTAAGAGTACCTTTAGAGTTGTCGAATAAACCGTCATTGTAGAAAGCATCGTAAAGATTTTTTCCTACGAATGGAGTTACAACACAACCGCCAGTATTGATACAAGATGGCAATGCAGCACCAACTGGAGCACCATTGTTAAGACCACCTAAACCAGTGTGAGCAGAGTATTGAGTGTTATAAGCACCACCATCTACGTTATAATCAGAACCAGGGTTACCAGCAGCGTCAACACGGCTAGAAGTTTGTGGTACGAAATAGAACAATTTACCGATTGGCATGTTCATAGCTTGTACAGACACGATGTCGTTAGCTAATAATTTAGAGAAAACTCTACGTACAATTGGGAAAACTACAGTTTCGAAAGAACCAGAGTTAGTTGCAGTAGTTGCTTCAGTTAACAATGAAGACGCTTGGTTTTCATATAACTGTGCAATATTTTCTTTTACGTGGCCTCTAAGACCGTCTAGGAATCCTAATGAATCCCATTTTGTTTGAGTTTCCAAACGGATAGCCTTCATGTGGTTTAATCCGATGTTACCTACTTGTCCAGATGTTAATAAATGTGACATAATTTGTTTTTATTTTTTTTGTTAGGGTTATTTTATCTTTTCTCAACTCTGTTAATCAAATCCATGATTCTCTTTGTTGAAGGGTCAACATAAGCTGTGCTTTCGTTTAATTGTTTTGACACACTTGTTGTTGCTTCCTTAATGATTTTACTCTCTACTGATTCATTCATTGGTTTTCTTGTCTCCAATTCGTTAGCAATAGTTTTGTAAAGTTTTTTTGATTCTTTAAGGTTTGAAACTTCTTCATCAAAACGTTTAATGATGTTTTGTTTCTCTCCTTTTGTTGTAGAATGTTCAGTAAACAATTTCGTTACATATGTAAGATTGCTGTTGAACACTACAGTTTCTACCAACTTAGTTCTAAATTCTTTAAGAGCTTTTCTGAATTCTTCATTCTCAGCTTTTAGTTTAGTTGCTTCCGTTAATAGAGCGTTATATTTTTTAGCTGTTTCAGAAACTAATTTTTTAGCTTTGATTGCTTCGTCTAAAGATTCTTTAGGTGAAGGTAAGTGTCCAGAACCAGATTTTTTAGCACCTTGTCTACCAGCGTAACCTCTAGTTACAGCTAATGTCTCGTCTATTTCTTCCTCTTCTTCGTCACCAATTTCTTCATCTTCAGATTCTTCGTCTTCTTCAGATTCTTCATCTTCAGAATCAGCATCCAATGCAGCGTCAGCGGCATCTTCCTCTTCTTCATCATCACCAATTTCGATGTCGTACTCAACTTCTTCTTCATCGTCACCACCTAATTCAATAGGTTCAACTTCTGATTCTTCGTCATCATCAACTTCGATGTCACCATCAACGTCAGCATCAGCACCACCTTCTAATGAATCTAGTTTTACAACATATTCACCTGGTTCTGTAATGTTTAAGTGAAGTTCGTCACCAACGATTTCGATTTCGTCATCACCACTTAATTTTTTGTAAATTGCGATTACGTCTTCGTCACTTGCTCCAGTCATATCAAGTTCTTCAGATGATTCTTCATCTTCCATTCCCATTACATCCATTTCTGGACCTTTAACTTCGATACCACCTTCTACTTCAGATTCGTCTTCATCATCAACTCCATCTGGAGCCAAAGCGTCAACTTCTTCTTCTTCATAAGTCACTTCTTCAAGAGACTCTTTCACAACACTGTCAATTTCTTCTTTAGCTACGCTGCGAAGTATTTCTTTAGTGTTGGCATTGAGAGCATTCTGAATATTTGTGATATCCAAAAGTGCTTCTTCAAGTATTGATTTTTTTTCTGCCATTTTATCTTTATTAATTTTTTTTATATTAGATAAATGTGAGATTTTACTCCCACTTGTTAATAAATATGTGTATTTTCACCAAAAATCATTTTTTATATAAAAAAATGAAAAAAAATAATTATTCAGATAAAAATTTATCTAAATCATCCATTAAGTTTTCTTTAAGTATTGGTTTCTTCTTTTCAACGTTTTCAACATAAGGTCTCATTTCTTCTGAGCTTCTACCAATCCATGCATCTGGTGTTGATGGTGCTGTAACAACATCCCAACAAATAATCTCAAAATCGTCTTGAACAATTTGTTCACCGTTCTTACCTTCTTTAAGAGAACCAACCCCTCTAGAAGAAACACCAATTTTGATTCTATTTCTTAATAAGTTAGCAACCTCATCACCTTTTGTAGATACAATACCGTAGTTTATAAAACCTGGTGTCATTAGGATTTCCATCTTACCCATAAGAGTATGTGCTTCCCACCATGTTTCAATAATGTTGTGTGAAATTCTATCACCAGCGATAATAGATGATTCTGGGTGGTCTAATTCACCTACAGCTCTTCTTTCTCTAATTGCTTGTTGATATAGTTTGTCTTGTGATTTAAGGATTTGTTCTGGATATATTCTACCATTGCGGTTAAGAATACCATACTTCTGTAATACTACGTATACAATCAATGGTTCAGCTATAACTAGCTTTCCAGTTTCTAGTTTCTTTATTTCGTTAATGAAAGGTTGGTTTCTAGGTTCGTCTGGACTAATGTATCCAGCATCGTGTTCAATCAAATACCCATGACCAGTTTCACCACGTCTAAGAGTTCTTATATTGTTATAATTTATATCCATATTGATTAGCTTATAGATATAAATATAGTCATTAAATAAAAAAAGCCCCATTGGGGCCTTTATTATATTTTTTTCTTATGAAATTTGAAGGTTTTGTTTGTTTCAAAGTTTGTCTTAATAATCATATCAGAAATGATGTCTAATTTTTCTTTCATGAATTCGGAAGTTACTGGAATTTCTGAATGTAAAAACAATGTTATTTCACAACTCATAAAACTTCTCTTTCCGTATCGTATTCCAGATTCTCTGATATCTAAATCTACTATAGTTCTATCTTTAACAAAAACGCAATCAATTTCAGAATTAAAATAATTGAAAATACTCTGCTTTAATCTTTTGTTTAAACCTCTTAATACTTGGTTGTAATTAACGGTCTCTTCTTCAATGGGGTCAACCCATGCGGATATGTTTATGTAAATCGCTTTTGGGTTTTTATTGTTAACACTACCGAAAACTACATTGTAGTTTTTAAATCTGTTTGTTTTAATTTCTTTTCCTGTTTTCATACCTGGTATTTTTATACAAATATAATAAAAATCCAGGTAATAGTCAAGTACCTTAAAATTTACCCCAAAGAGATAACGCCACGCCTACCAATATCTGAATAAATGATATAATTGCAATGGCAGCGACCCAACGATTCTTTTGTTTATAAATCTCGTCTTTAGCTTCTTTCATTTGGCTAGGTGACCAAACTTCACTAACTTTATCAATCCAAGCTGAATTCAGACTAACTGATTTTTCGACATTCTTAACCTCGGTTAATTTTTGATTTAATTCACCGAACCTAGTGTCCATATCAGTTCTCATCTTATCGTAATTTTCGTTAAGCCTTTCAAGTTCTTTAAGAACCAATTTGCTGTAATCGTTCCAAGTTTCTTCTGCCATTTTTAAATAGTTTTTGTTTCTGTTAACAACCCAATAATAGTGTTACATAAATCTTCGTAACACTTTAATTTTGTTCTTTCTGTTTTATATGAATCAATCATCTTTTTGTTTTCATATATAATATTTTTTAATTTTTCTAAAACTTCTCTACTCTCATCATTGCTTACATTACATAACTTATCAGTCAACTCTCTCAACTTCAAAATATTTTCACTTGGAACACTCTTCATACTTTTTTTGTTTAAAAAATTAGTTATCTTTTAAACTAGCTCTTAATTCAACTAGTTTAGAAATATTCTTATTAAATTCTTCACCAATTTCTTGTTTGTCACTTAACAATTTATCCTTAACACGCAATAATTTATCTTTTGCGTTCAAGTCAGATTCTTTAAGTTTTTCGTCAATCAAATCAATACACTCTCTAATAGTTGCCGCATACACTTCTTTTTTCTTAACATCGTCAGAATCGATAAGTGCTTTTAAAACAGATTTCTCTGTTTCATCTAAATTAGAATACTTTTCATTGTACTTATCAACCATGATAGTTGTAAGCATGCTATTAGGTAATTCTATTGTTTCGTTAACGGATTTTTCTTTGTTTGAGTTAATGTACTCAACAATGTTCTTTATATCATTTGTGATAGAATCAACATTTTTTGCTGTTCTTTTCGTAAAGATAAGTTTAGATAAAGATTCATGCAACCCAACTAATTTAGAGTCATAACCTTCTTCCAATTTAGTTGATAAATCTTTTGATAACGCTAATAATTTTTTGTTTTCTTTTATAATTTCTGAAGCACTAAATTTCTCTAAAAGTTTAATGTTTTCAGAAACAAAAATGTTAGCCGATAAAGAGTCTTTTTCAACCTTGTTTTCAATGTTATTATAAACCAAAAATTGAGTTTTTAAAATCTCACTTTCTTTTATGGTTTTAATATATTTTTTAAACAAGTCTTTGTGTTTATCATTTTTTGAAACAACTCCCTCAACCAATATCCCATTAAATGCGTTTTTTATTTTTCCAAAATTCTGCATGTGTTTTATTTTAATTATAAATATTGTAATTTAACCAAAAAGCATTATTCATCTAACATTTTATTGATATCATCAATCATCCCGTTCATGTCCTCATTAATTTTTAAATTCTTATCATAAATCTGAACCTTTTCGTCTTTATTTTTATCATCTGGTTTTATCGATTCAATCAAAGTATTAACAAATCTATTTTGATATTTTTTGGTTCTTTTATTT